TCTAATATCTGTCTTTGATTAGATTGGTCGTAATCAGCTTTAGGTTCTGGAATAGTAACAATTATTTTAGCCATTATCTTCTCCCGTCTGGTTGCACATCTGCTCTGAACGAACCAAATCGCCAGTTCTCATCTGTAGCAGTGTTTTCTATTTTTAATGATGCAAAACGACCTCTTGCTCTGGTGTCTATTTTTTTAGTTGATGAGGTTACCGTAAACGGCCCTAGTAATGAACTAGCTTCTGTTTCAGCAGGAAAGTCTTTAAGTTGTATAGTGACTGTTGCATTACCGCTTAGTATTTTAAAATCTGGTAAGAAACGTCTAATTTTAATAAAGTTTTCTCCTTGTCCACCTTGATCATCCAAAGTAAAATCACCTGATTCAATGAAGGCATCAATACTTGCAGTAGCATTACCGTTTTGGTCTGATTCATTCACACCTTTTTCATGTTCATACAAAGTAGTAGCCCCTAATGCTGAAGTTGCCCCTTGTATCGTTGGGAAAGTAGGAGTGCCAGTAGAAGCAAATTCTGATGCTATAGGACTGTCAAATAAATATTGGTCAATGTAAGTGGTTCGTGCTAAGGAACTGGTAGTCCATGCTCCTTCTCGATAATTTAAAGTTACACATCGATCAATGCTAGTAGACCCCGCTTTAGCATAAAACCAGTTTATCTCAGTAAATAGAGAATTGTAATTCGCATAAACTAATTCACCAGCGTCATAGTTTAAACCTAAATCATCACTATCTACATTAGTAAATACAAAGTCTTCCACTGAACAAGGTAATCGTTTGACCGTACCATCAAACACAAAGAAACCACCAGACTCACCCATCCAGTATACCGCACCGTCTACATACACTGCTCCGTGCTGTCCAATCAAACCACAGTTAGATCCAACTTGTTGTATGTTGAAAGTAAAAGGTGGGCCTACAAACTGCATTGTATAAGCAGAAGTATCGGTTAATATAAAAATATAATCTTTTGCTCGTAAAGCTCCAACAATTTTGTTACCAGAGTCTAATCTAAATGTTCCTGCTGTATTAGTAGATACTGGAGCGTAGTCTGTTCGATCTTCTTGGTCACTAAAACGAATAAACATTTTATCTTGCGTTGTATTGTTACCTATTGTTGTTTCTGTACCTAAATGTATTAAATGTCTGTCTCGACCAGAGACTAATGACATAACACTTTTAGTTGGGTTTGTAGCTGAGGCTGTTCCTCGTGTACTTGTACCACTGGTTGGATTCCATTCAAAAGTCTTACCGTCTTTGAGGGTTGCTATTAGAATTGTACCAAAATTATCTAAAGCCCAGTTAGCAGGGGTTAAAGTTACGTCAGTAGTTGCTGCTGCATTACCCCATGCAACAAAGTTAGTAGCATCAGTCACCACTGCTGCGTCATCATGTGCTGCTCTGGTTGAACCTAAAGCTGCTCTAGTAATACCTGTTAAATCATTACTAGAAATGCCTGTGTAAGTAATTAATTCTGAACCCACCAATATGTGTCCAGAGCTACTAAATCCAGAAGTAGAAGTTAATGTTACTGCTGTACCCGAACCACCTGTACCTGCGGTATTATCACCTAACGCACCATCCAAATCATTTTTAGTTAAAGATATAGTTTCACCACCCCATTGAGCTACCCCATAACCATAAGCAGGTGTTGCTACTGCTGGTCCAGGTTTTATGTATGGGTTTACATTACAACCTGTTGCACCTGTCACACCAGCACCAGATTCTACCTTACCCATAGTTACGGTAAATGTATCGGTTGCTCTGGTAACAATTTGAAACGTATTAGTGGTAAAATCAGCAGCAACGAAACCAGTGCCACTACCAGGAATAGTCATATTGCTAAAAGTAAATAGATCACCTGCAGCTAAACCATGTCCTGCTTTGTTTACTGTAAGTGTTGCTGAACCATTAGTTGTTGTGTAAGTACAAGATGTAATTGCTGTATCTAATGGCGTAATATCATAGTAAGCACCACCAAAATAAATAATAATACATTTGTTTGTCGCAATGGCTAAATATTTGTTACCGTCTAGATCAGCCCAATTGTGTAAATCTCTTGCTACTCCTGGTATTGTATTAGAGGTAAGTTTTTGCCAACCACCTATTTTTTCTGGTTCGCCATATCTAAAACGTACAAAGTCACCATCCGTCCATGTGTATTCGGCAGCTGATTGTGTCATCTGTTTATTAAACCCTGGTTTAAATGGCACTTTAACTAACGGCATTATCGGTATCCTCTTATAATTTTTCTTGATGGAACAATTTTATTATTTACTAAACTTGATGTAATTTCATTTATTCGTCTGCCCATAAACATAATTGTATAGACTGGTTGTTCTGCTTTAATCATATGATATTTGTCGTGACTTAATCGATTAAACCATTTTTTATCATTTACTTGTATAAGGCTTTTAGCTGAGTCAAATACAGTTTCTTGATATTTACCCCACAATAAAAAAGATATAAAAGAACCCTCATGATTATGTGCTACTTGTTTTACTGGATATATTTTAGATATTAAAATTGTAAAAAAAGGAGTCCATACACCCCATCTTTTTAAAACTTTATTACCTGTTCTGGTTATTACATGAGTAGAACCAATACCAGAGTCTTTATAAATCTTTTGCAAGAACTTTATCATATCCACCACTTCCATCTGATTTAGGTACCATTACATATTCTTTTATATTTTCTTTATTAACTTCTTGCGCCACACGATTACCATTATTATCAAACTTTGGTACGACAATTTCAGTATCCGCTAAATTAGATAATTCATCAGCAAAGTCAGCAGTATATTCAGTATACAAACTATCACCAACGCCATACACCATAACTCTGTCTAAATGTGCGAATAACTCAACCGATTGTAATTCACCTGCTGCATTGAATTGGAACTTGTAAGAATCATCGGCATGTAGTTTTTTACTTTCTGATATAGGCATCACAATATCTGATTTTAAAGATTTAGCCCATGCAAATATATCTGCATTTGTACCTTGCGCATAGATAGCTTGAGTTTTTTGTAAATTAAAATCAGCATCACACATATCAGAGATTCGATATACCGACACACCAGAACCCAAAGATACTACAGGTATTGCTTGATCTGGTTTGTAAAATATTTCTATAGTCTTAGTTTTAGTATCCAAATTATAAATATATCTCATAAAGTCTTTATCAATTAAAAGACTATTTTGCATCTTACTACTATCTTTGTAATCTTGTTCTACTGAGCATTGATGGAATGTAATAACATTAGCGTTCATATCGACACCCCAAATATTTACAGGATAAGGAAAAGTTTCAGAAGTAAACACATCGGTAACTTCTTTTTTAATCGCTACAGTTTCTGAATCTTCACTACCAGCCCAATAGACTCTATTGGTAACTGCTTTATTGTTGATAAATGCTCTAAATAAAATCATTATGAGGTTGCTCCATTTCTTGTACCTGTAGCTGTAAATGTTACAGTATTTCCGTTTAAGTTTACAGCCTTACCAGCTGCCCCACCTGCTCCACCAGAATTTTCACCTTGAGATCCAGCTGCTCCTACACCTCCACCGTCTCCTCCAGCACTACCATTAGATGCAGCTGCTCCACCAGATCCTGCCGCACTTACAGAACCTGCCGAGCCTGCATTACCTGAAACATTGTTACCACCTTGACTCACAATACTTCCAGCTGCTCCACCAGCACCTCCACCAAAGCCACCTCCGCCACCACTTCCAGAAGCTGTATCATTTCTTGTGCCACCTTTAACTGCTACGGCTGTTATAACACCTTTACCACCGCCGCCACCGCCGCCACCGCCAGAAATAGTTCCGCCAGTATTATCAATAGTAGTGTCAAATTGCATATTAATAGCGTGTCCTGCTGCACCACCTGCGACTCCTGCACCATTGTTTGAAGCACCACCAGCACCACCGTCGCCACCATCACCGATAATGGTTGAATTATTATCAATTGTAATCACATCACCACTAGTCCATCCTGTGCCTGTATCTAGGGCTGCTGTGCCAGTTGAGGTTGAAGAAATAGTTGCATTATTGACTAAGGTTACATCACTTAGGCCTGCAACATAGGTGCCGCCTCTGTTATTGTAAATATTGTAATTAGAAGTATCACCTGAAATGGTTAAAGTAATTGCAACACGATTAGAAGTGCCGTAAAAACTTGACATGGTAATTGCACCTGATGAGGCAATGCCAGAAGTGCTTGAAGCTGTCGGCACTAAACTACCACCACGATAATATTCAGATAAAGAATGTGGGGTGCTACCACCAAATTCTGCCGCTATTTCGGATATTGCTAAACTAGAACCGCTACTCTTTATGGTCATGTTTGAGTTCCTCTATTTCAGCTTTTAATTCTTTTATTGCTTCAATAAGAACACCAACAAGGTTGCCGTAAGCAACTGACATATACTCGCCTTCATCATGTACTACTTCTGGCATTACTTTTTGCATTTCTTGAGCAATTACACCAGTTCCTCTTCTACCATCTCTATCAAAGGTAACGCCACGCATATCAGTAACTTTATCTAAAGCATTATCAATAGTTTCTATATTGTCTTTTAGTCTTTCATCAGAAAAAGCTGTTACATCATTGTTAAAGGTTGCAGCACCTGCTGCTGACATATCAAGGGTTAATGCTGTAATAGTAGAACCACCGTCATTACCTTTAAAAATAATGTCTTTGTCACTGGTAGCTGACTGCATTATAAAATCAGTTGAGCTATTAGTAAATCGACCTATTTCTGTGCCAGCATCTTTAAAAATAATATCTGCACCATCTGCATCTAAAATAATATCGCCAGCAGAATCTAAAAGCATATCAGAACCACTATGTAACGATTGATCTCTATTTTTAAATTGCCATCCTACGGTAGCATCTCCAGAATAAACTAAAGTAAATGCTGCTCTTTCATTTGCTACTACAAGGTCAGAAGCGGCACCATTTATATTAGAACTGTTACGACCTACAGTTAAATTATTAGTATCAAAAGTATTTTCTGAATCTAAAAAAGTTACTTCATCACCTGCGGCAGGTGAGGCAGGTAAGGTGATTGTTCTAGCTCCACCAGAAGTATCAACTAATAGTTGTGCTCCCGCTTGTACTGTTTCGGCTGCATTGACAACACGCCAATATCTAGTTTCTTGATCTTTAACAATGTCGGTGCCGTTTGAATGACAAACATAATGATTGCCTTCACATAATAAAAAACCTGTTTGACTGGTTACTTTAAAAGTAAGGGTGTAACCTGCATGATCGGTACCATCGATAATGTTAAAAAACTTTTCAATACTTGCAGGCATATTAACGGTTCGATTCGCTGCTAGGGTACCTGTAAATTTAATGCTCATGTTTCTTGCATTAGATACTGCTGCATTAGACATTACTAGAGTAACATCGCCAGAGGCAACGTTAACTTCTTCGTATCCAGCTATCGCTTGTTGAACAACGTTAAAATTATTATTGGTTTTATCACCCCATGTTCCAGGGTTTTCTCCAGTTACTTGTAGCTCGAA